TAATATTGCTAAAAGTAATACATTGTCCCTCTTTACTCAATCTATAAGTTTTGGCTCTATACTCATTACCTAGACTTCTCTCGGCTACATTTCGTTTGAGCTCTTCAGAATGGGTTTTTCCATAGAAACCATTCTTTTCCCCTAATGTTGCCAAACTCATTGACGCTCTATATTCAGCAGTTTTCATATAATCGCGATTGAAAGTATTTCCTCCAAATGCATTTTTTTGACGATATTCATACTCTTCTGCAGACATTGTTGCCCATGTCTGTTTAACAGCTTCTCCTGTTTTTATACGATGTTGTAATTTTTTTTCCTCAGAAAGGTCCGCATAGATATTTCCCCCAAAAGCCACTCTTTTTAAGTTATAGTATTTTACATTTAGTTCTTCAGGACGTATCATTTGCAACCATTTGGTTTCAGTTTGACGCAACTGAAAACTGTTTTCAAAGGTATACTCTAAAACTCTAAATCTGAAACTTTCAGGTCTTGATAGAATAGCTCTCTTACAACGTTTATTTGAACATAAGTAATTGTCTTCCAATGAGCCTAAATGTGAACCTACGTAAAACATTTTTCTTTTAGTGTCAAACCACAAATAAACATATCCCGTATACCCGGTTGGAGGTTGATAACGCCCTATAGCAAAAGCCACTTTCTTCTTTTGCATTGGTGGGAGAGCTTCAAATAGTTCTTGTTGTTCAGTGATATTAGTTTCTATTGACATATATGCTTTTGCGGAATAAATGTGTGTGGTGTTGAACTATTTATCATTGAATAGAGAATGAAAATTTTACATTTATTTAAAACTATAGTATAATCAGTTTATGGTCATTTATAACAGCACTAACCTTACAAGGGAGTTCCAATTCAATGACCAAATCAATTTTAATTTTCAACAATATAGAAGAACCTACTTTATTACTAGAAGAAACTGCACCACCAATACCAACTGTTATACCAAAAGCAAAGAAAGAAAAACCTCCAAAATACAAACGTCCAAAAGCCACTACTACTGAAGGACATTATGTAACAAACACGGTCTTATTGCCCGAAATGTTACGTGCTAAAGCTTTGGGTCGAGTAACACCAGAGCTAGCCGAAATGTTCTTGAAGATTGCTACTCGATATTCAATGAGTAAGAATTTTGCACACCTTTCTGCAATCAGGGATGATATGATATCTAATGCTGTACTTAATCTTCTTCAAAACGGTCTCAAGTTCAATCCAGAAAAATCAAGTAATCCATTCAGTTATACTACTCAATGTTGTTATCATAGTTTCCTCATGGTAATAGCAGAAGAAAAGAAACAACGTGAAATACGAGATACTTTGTTATTAGATAATGGAGTAAGTGCATCACTCGGGCATATGGAAAAAGAACACGATAGCTATAGAGAAAGACATGCGGAGTTCTTTGAAAATGAGTAAAATATATCCATATGTTTATAAAGCGACTAATAGAAACACTGGTCATTTTTACTTTGGATATAGAAAAGCAAATAAAGTAAATGCAAGTGAGGATATTGGCATAAAATACTTTTCTTCTTCTAAATATGTAAAGGGATTGGGTAAAGAAAATTTTGATTGGGATGTTATAGGAGAGTTTTTTGAATGGGAGGATGCATATCGATTTGAACAAGAAATTATATTAGAGAACATGAAAAATCCATTATGTCTAAATATTCGAGTTTATTCTGAAAATGCCCAATTCTTTTCAACATCTGGGTATCATCATTCTGAAGAAACTAAGCTAAAACAGAGTTTAGTACAAAAGGGCAGAACTAAAGAGCATTTTGAATACTTAGCCAAGTCATCAAAAAATAGAACAGGTCAAACAAAAGAAACATCTGAACGTGTAGCAAAAATATCTAAAGCAAAAACTGGAAGAAGAAAGGAAACTGATGAAGGATATGCTAAGGTTTCAAAAACATTATCAGGAAGAACTAAAGAAACTCACTCATACATTGCAAATGCTGCTAAATCTATTACGGGTCTAACTAAAGATAATTGTGAATGGCGAAAACAGGCCGCCGAAACTGCGTCAAAATCCCGTCTTGGTCAAAATTCAACTAATAATGAAAGAGTTGCTAAAATGACTTTATCTAAAATGATACTGACTGAATATGAAAAATCACTAATAGAAAAAGAAACTTCATTTATTCAAAAAGTTATGTTAGTTAGACAATTTCAGGAGTTAGAAAAACAAAAACCGGTTTTTGTTCCAACTACTTATTCATCCAAAATTCCAAAAGAGATAAAGGAAGAAATTATCAATATGCATTATCAAGGATTACCTAATACTCAAATTTATGAATATGTAAAATCGCAAAATATTGATTGTCATTATTCTTCCATAAGTAAAGTTATTAGAAACTATGACCCTAATAGAGAACCAAAACTAAGGAAGGTATCTTCACATGTCTAATAATTTCAAATTCTTTGACATTGAACATGAATACTCTATTCATAAATCTTCAATTACTAAAATTGCAATGTTCACAGATATACATTGGGGCTGTCATCACAATTCTGTCCAACATAATGAAGACTGTGCATCTTATATTGAATGGTTCATAACTCGAATTACTAAACATGGTGTTGATGCTATTATCTTCTTAGGAGATTGGTTTGAGCATCGTGGAGCTATCAATAGCCTTACATCATATTACTCAATCAATGCTCTTAGAAGATTGAACTCGTTAGACATACCAGTTCTAATGCTTGTTGGTAATCATGATTTGTATCATCGTCATAATCGTGAGATACATTCAACTGAAGTCTTTAGGGAGTTCAAAAACATTCATATTATTGATAAACCTTCTAAGTTAGGAAATATGTTGTTTTTACCTTACTTATTCAAAGATGAGTATCCACTTGTTGCTCCACAAGTCAATAAATCGAAGTATGTGTTTGGTCATTTTGAGTTTCGGAACTTTTACTTGACTGGAACAAATTCACGAGCTGAACATGGTTATCATCATAAGTTATTTGACGGGCCTACTCATATCTTTTCTGGTCATTATCATAAACGTCAAGCAACTGATAACGTCATTTACACAGGTAATCCATTTGCTACTTCTTATGCGGATGCTGGAGATTATGAACGTGGTTGTTGTATGTTAGATGTTCATAATGAAGAAGTTTCTTTTGATGATTATGAAGCAGGTCCAACATATCTGAAAACTGAACTTAGTTCTTTAGTAGATGAACTGGTCAAACCTAGACCTAAAGCAAGAATAAGATGTTTGTTAGATATTGACGTTTCTTATTCAGAAGCACAGGCAATCAAATCAGAGTTCATGGAACTTTATGATTTACGTGAGTTGATATTAGAAGAGAATGTGATTGAAAAGCAGACAGCATTAGAAGAAAGTATAGCTGAATTAGATGAACTTGATTTGAGCTCGTTAGATGAAACTGTTATGAAACTAATTGAAACTGGTGTTCAGGGAACTTCAACTATTATAGCTACTAAACTTGTTTCAATTTACAAAGACTTATAACATGCAACGACTAAAAACTATCAAACTTCGCTTTAGAAACTTTATGTCTTTTGGCAACCAATGGACAGAAATCAACTTTGAAGACTCAGTTTCAACATTCATTTATGGAGAGAACTTAGACACGAATTCAAGAAATGGTGCTGGAAAAACTACGATACTAAATGCTATAGTCTATGCTGTGTATAATCGAGCTTTTGACAATATCACATTACCTCGTCTTATCAACATTACGAATGCAGCAAAGAATACATTGATGGAAGTAGAATACACTTTTTCTAAAGGTTCTGACTTTTATGAAATCCATAGAAAACGTGGAGAGTCTCATGGAGTGACATTGCTAGAAAACGGGATTGACATTACTCCTGACAGCATCAATGAAACTGATGCTCTAATCGAACGTATCTATGGAAGAAGCTACGAACTCTTTACTCGTGTCATCGTGTTTGCTGGTAATACAACACCATTTCTTGACTTGCCTGTTAGCTTACAACGTGCTCATATTGAAGAACTTTTCAATATTACAGTTCTAAGTGAGAAAGCACAAAAGCTAAAGAAAGTCATTTCTGTTACTGAGAGTGATGCTAAGGTTGAAGAGGCTCTTCTTAAAGAACGAGAAGCTTCTTCTAAGCTCCGACAAAAACGTCTCAAAGACTTCGAGTTGAAAGTTATAGGATGGGAAGAGCAGAAAGAAGCAAAGCTTGAAAGCTATCGAAAGCAACTTGCGTCAGTAGAAGGCATTGACTTTACCAATGAACAAGAACTCTTTGTACGTAAGACGACTTTATCAGAGAAGATACAACAAACAACATCGACTAAAGCATCACTATCTCGAGCAAAAGAACGCATAGACAAGGAAGTCACAACTTTACTAAAGCAGCAACAACATCTACAAGATGACAAGTGCCCATTCTGCTTACAGAATATGGCAGATGCAGCTACTAAGCTACATGACATAGAAGAGAAGCTGATAGCACTTGTCACTTCTTTAGATGAACATGAGACTAAACTTGCACATGAAACTTCAGTCTTATCCCAACTATCTGCTGAACTGTCTGAAGTTAGTGCATCAATGACATATGACAACTTACCTGTTCTACTAGACACTGTTGCTAATATGAATACTTTACAGGTTCAACTACGAGAACTAGAACTTGCGGAAAATCCATACTTTGAAACTTTTGAACAGATGGAAGCAGAAGCAACTGATGCTCCACTTAGCTATGAACGACTTGATGAGTTGAAAAGCTTGATAGAACATCAACAATTCTTACTAAAGCTTTTGACCGATAAGAATAGCTTTCTGCGTCGACGTATCATCAGTAAGACTATACCTTTCCTAAACCTACGAATGAATACCTATGCAAAGCAGTTAGGCTTACCGCATATTGTCCAGTTCAAAGATGATATGACTTGCACAGTTGCAGAATACGGACGAGAACTTGACTTTGGAAACTTATCAGCTGGGGAAAAGAAACGGGTCAATCTTGCAATGTCACTAGCTTTTCGTGATGTTCTTCACCATCTCCATGCTAAAGATAATCTTCTGTTTGTTGATGAAATTGATGCATCACTTTGTACAACTGGTGTAGAAGGAGTTGTCTCATTACTCAATCAGAAGACAAGAGAAGATGAACTTTCAACATGGGTCGTCATGCATAGAGAAGGAGTAGAAGACAAGTTTGACAGAAAGATGCTAGTTGTGAAAGAGAACGGGTTTAGTTCAATCAGTTTGCAAAGCGAGTGTAAATAGATTATAACTTTCTTTATACAGGACACTATACATATGGGCATATTACAAGAACTATTAGAGCTTCGTCAACGTTCTCTACTTGACGAAGCGGACGAAGAACAAACTACTAACGACGATGACAAAAGTACTTCTAAACCAGAAGAAGAAACTAAAGAAAAGAGTATGAAAGAACATCTTCAAGATATGTTCAAAGAAGCAGACGGAAACGGAAGCTTACAACCATATGTGAAGAATGAAACTCTACAAGCTAAAGATGCCAATGTTGGTGAGCAAATACATCAAAACTTTCCAGGGGTTCCACCAAAGAATATCGTCACAAAAGAAGGTGACCTGGTTGTACGTGATGCTGAAAATCCTAACTCAATCAAGGTTGTTCCTAAACACGAGTTTGAAGCTGAATATGAACTTGAAAAAAGTGATAGCAAGCCAGATGCAGAAGGATACTTACCTTATCGAGCTAAGGGGCAAATCTTAGCATTTCAGTACAATGAACATGAACCTCTGACATTACAAGACGAACATGGACATAGAGTTCATCTAAAGTATGGTGACTACATTGGCTATCCATTGGATGATGCTACTACTTTGATACAACTTGACAAAACTCACTTTGAAAAGAGCTATCGATTAGCAGACTAAGGAATTAATGTAATGTTTAAAGTTATAAGGGAATTATTATCATATTCAACAAATGTGGATTATCGTCTTAATGAGAATAGTACAGACGAAATAGATCAACATATAGATAAAGTTCTAAATGAATTGGGAGATAAAATAGTAACCCGATATAAGAGAGATAAAGATCATTTAGAATATGACGAACAATTTAGAATACGTTTTCCAAAAATTAAGGATATGACACATGTAACCCCACAACATATTTTTGATTTTATGGTTCATTGTTATAAAGCAAACCCTGAACCTTTAAGAAAATATGTTCAGTGGATTATGAATAGGTTTGTTAATAACGAGATTTTATTAACATATAAAGACATCAGTGAAATTGGATATGCGTTAGAATGGTTTGATAAAGTAAAAAATAATTTAGAAACCAAAGATATTAATCAATTCAAAACAGTAAAAGATTTACATAAGTTCATGATAGAACATGAACATAAAATTAATAGTTTATCTGCAAAAGAACTTAAACGAAAAGAAAAACAAATAGGGATAGAGGTAATTGTTCATACTCCTAATATCAAAATAATAAGTATTTTAACAAAAGAAGCGATGAATTTGTATGGATCTCATACAAAATGGTGTACTACCTCTAAAGTTGTAATTGGGGGAAATAAATTTGATGAATTTATTGAAAGAGGAAAATTATACGTTATTATTACTAAAGATAGAAAATTTATATTTCAAGCCGAAGGGATTGATATGCGGGATGAATTAGATGAATTCGTTACAGATAAAGATATAAAACTTTTAAGTTCTTTTCCCGAATATAAAAAATTCTTGATTGATATTCTATCAATAAAACATTATCATCCCGATCCAGATGCAAGATCTCCTTCATCTTCTAATAAAAATCCTAAAACAAATCCATTTTCATCAATTAAAGATTTATATTTAAATCCGGATGAACTGCCTTCAATAAACGAAGGACTTCAACTTAATGAAGATAGAGCAGAATATGTTTTGAATAGTATGAAAGATAAAATTATTAAAGCTTTTTTAAAAAATATTGAATTGCTTAAGGATTTAGAAGAAGAACATGGACAATTTGAGTTAGGGCAAATACAAGGACTTAATATTTTAAGTTATATTCGCAGAATTAATGGGACATATAATGATGACGTAATAACTCCAACACAAATTTTTGATATGATAGTTAAAAATAATCGTGAAGAAGATAGAGAAGCTGTTAAAATTAATGTTGAATGGATTATGAATATATTTATCAAACGTAATCTTATTCTAAAAGTTAATGATGTTCAAGAACTGGGAAAGTTTGTTTCAGAATTTGAAAAAATAAAAAATAAAATTGAAAACAAAGATATTAATCAATTTGAGCATAAAACATTATTATTTCACTTTATTTATAAATTTAGAAGAGAACATACCTAAAATGAATGAAATATCTATACCTATAAAAAAGAAACGTATCAATAGTAAAGCTAAAGGTTCTGGAAATGAACTTAAGCTTTCTAAACTTTTAGCAGAACATTTAGCACCTCTAAAGTTTGTACGAACTCAACAATCTGGTGCTATTACTGGTGGAAAGAACTTTGGGTTTAGAGGACACATGTTCTCTAAACAAACTCTTGAGCATTATGTAGGTGATGTCGTTCCGAGCAATGAAGAAGAAGCAGGTGTCAAGTTTAGGTTTGTCATAGAGACAAAAGCTTATAAAACTCCTGATAGTTTTGAGTCCCTATTTACCGGGAAGCATAGTGTGTATGGCTGGCTGGATGAAGTTGATGTTGATAGAGTAAAAGTGGATAAAGAAGGAATTGTCATTATGAAATGGAATGGAACACCCTATTATGCATCAGTACGACCACACATTGAACTTCCATGTAAGCATATGACATTGCCATCAGGTGACAAAGTCTGCCATTTATCCGAGCTTCTAAAACATACAAACTTTTGGTTTGTATGATATAATAAAACTTTCAATCTAAGAGAAGGAAATACCTATATGAACCTAAAAACTGCAAAAGCATTAAGAAAAGATGCCAAAACTTTAGCTACTTTATCTGAAGTTACTTTAACGCGAGCTCTAGTTGAAAATGAAGGTCGTCGTAAGTATCGTTTTGAACTATTGAAAGATATTGACGGTGGTCCAATTTTCGATAGTGAAACCGGTCGTCCAAAGTATAATGCTACATTTG